TGCGATGTTTGTGTGTAAAGCCCGTTACCTGTATTGGTATTTACTGTAAAACTGTTTCCTGAGCCGCCTGATGTTCCGCCCACAAGCAAATTGCCTGACGAATCTATGCGGGCACGTTCCGACAGTGTTATAGCGGTATTAGCACCAGCCGCTGATGTTGATGTGGTTTGAAATAAAATGCCACCAGCGTTGTTATCTAAAACAATACGATGGCTATACCCTGCTTTAATACTTTCATCTCTTGCATCAGTGGGGTCATAGTAAGAATTATTTGACAGATAAAATTGATTTCCATTTCCATCAAGACCACCAAATGAATTTATCTGAAGCGGGGCTAATGGCGAAGTTGTACCAATACCAAGCCGACCAGACGCATCCAATGTCATGGCTTGCGTAAAGGTGATAGCGTTCCCTGCTGTGCCTGATGCGGCGTTGTACCAATAATGACCACCACCATTACCATTTCCAACGGCATAGCGATTTGCATATCCAGTATTTGCATATTTCCAACCAGCGTTGTAATAAGCATTTGACTCTACGTTTGCATCGTTAATACCAGCACCACGAAAAGCATTACCTTTTGAAGTACCAACTTCTACTACTGGGCCTGCACCACTCCAAGCACTCGGTGTAACTCCCAAGCCTAGATTGCCTGAGGAGTCGAGGCGCATCACCTCAGTGCTACTAGCATACCAAGCATGACGTAAAGCAGAGGTGGTCAACTGGACATAAGCACTTCCGCTACGGTTATAAGCAATAAGCGCTGGAGCGCCTGCAATTACGTTAGGGCCAATTTCAAGACCCTCTGCGCCAGCGTTTGAGATAACCAGTTTTTGGTTAATGTTTGATGTCCCAATACCCAACCCTGTCGAGGTTAGGCGCATACCTTCTGTAGTAGTGCCAAGTGAACCGGCATTAAACTTAATAGCACCACCATCAGCAACAAGGTTTAAATTGTTGTTTGCTGTATAGAGTGCCGCTTCAGCACCGCCAATTCCAGCATAGTTAAATGTTGCACCTGTACGAATTAAAATGAGGCTTTTTCCTGAAGTGCTATCAACCAACTTTAGGTCAACTTCGCCAGAAGATGCCCCAGCCGCACCAGTTGATGTCAAGTTTCCCGCCCCATCAAAAGTAAGCGCAGAGCCACTTGTCAGAACCTTTGAGCCGTTAAGGTAAGTAACTCCGTTTGCTGTGCCGCCAGAGAGGGTTACAGAACTAGAAGCCGCTAGTGTTGTGAAAGCACCAGTAGTCGCTGTAGTAGCACCAACAGTTGTACCGTTAATTGACCCGCCAGTAATTGCGGCTGCGGTCTTTTCAACTTTATCTGTGTTTAAGTTCGTGAAGTTGGTATCAACTTCGGTGTTGGTCAGGGGTGTTCCCTTAACACTGCGTAGAACAATGGTGCTCATAGATTTTTCTCCGGTACCGACCTCAACATCAAATTTTAGCTAACAGTAATTGTCCAAGTAATTGTCATGGAGTCATCAGCGCCTTTGTTAACTACGGCAAACTCAGTGCGGCAAAGCAATGTGCCAGCGCTAGATGCATTTAAAATACCAGCTTCTGTAACCGCGCCTGTACCCGTACCAGCACCGAATGAAGCAATGTACGTAACCACAGCACCAGCGGATGCGCTGGATGTCAAAGACACACGGCCTAATTCGGTCTGCAGCGTAGTATCACCAACAACAGGGTCATTGGTACCAGAACCGATAGCCATATGGCTCATTGCTGTAGGTGTGCCAACCATGCGGGCAGCAATAAACGTCTTACCTGTTGTGACAACAACGTTGGGGACGGTTTTATCTTCTTTGATTTTGCCATCGGGGCCAAACAATTTGATGTTTAGTTTACCTGTAGCTTTAATAGTTTCTTGGATCATCGTAATCTCCTATGCAAATGTGCGGTACTCACCGACGTAATCAGCTTCAAAATATGTCAAGTCACAGTATCCTTGAGAGATCACCGAACCGGACTCCGAAAAAGCCAGAGTGTCTGCTACCACTTTCGATGGCGTCAAAGCTATGGCGTCCGCCGTCCCGGCTGTATCCGATAACGTTTTTGAAAACGCTACAGAAACAACGTCAACAGACGTTAGTGTATCCGCAAGTGCTTTACTAAAGCTAGTAAATGTTGCAGTACTTGTACTAAATGCGTCGGATAAAGCTTTTGCGACAGTCAGGGCTTTTTCGTCTGAAACACCTAAAGTGTCTGTCAAAACCTTGGCTAAGTCAAAAAAGCGGGCGTCTGTAATGTCATTTGTATCGGTAAGATTTTTACCAATATCACGGACAAGCCCTTCCGCAGTCGCAAAGGAATCAGACAAGATCTTATCAACACTGAAGGTAACGCTGTCCTGAAAAACCTGTGCATCTGAGAGCACTTTAGAAACTTGCAGCGCCGTTGCGTCCGTTAGCCCAAAGCTATCCGTCAAAGGTTTAGTTGAGCTACGCGCCATTGCTTCCGCAACAAACGCAACGTTATTGATGTATTTTTGGAAAGTGTAAGTTGATCCATCGCCAACGGCAGCGCCGTCGTTGAGGCCAAACGCATCTGCCAAAACTTTGTTGATTGCAAAAACTGAGTCTTCCGTGACTGTAGCCGTGTCCCCTAGATTTTTACCAGCTTGTTTTACAACAGCAGAAACAGGCGTAACAGAGTCACTAATCGATCGAAGCGTTACTTTGACAATGCTAATAACGTCGGTAACAGTAACAGAATTTGCTAATACTTTAGTAATAGCGCGATTAATAGCATCTGTCGTCGCAACAGTTTCAGCTTTAATCAACCCAACAGATCGAATAACAGTTTCGGGAACTGTAACAGTTTCTCGGATTTTCTTATTTCGACCAAGCTCATCAAGCGCCGCAGAAGCCGCTAAAACAGCGTACGACAGCGTAAACCCTGCTGAGACTGCTGAGACACTGGCTTGAGCTACTGCAGACGTTGTAGAGGCCGTTAAAAGCTCATAAGCTGCTGTAGCTAGCGGAACAGAAGAGGATACGCTCGACGACGCCACTCCCAAAGAAGTAGAAGCGCTAACCAGACTTACGCTGATATTAGCGCCAGTCATCAGAAGTCCTGACGGAGTTTAAACTTTAAGAGGTCATACACAGTCTGAACGGTGGTATCAGAGAAAGTAATCTCGATCTCGCCCTCGTAGTCTCCGGGGTCACCGTTAAGCGAAGTAGGTTCATCTGACCAATAAAACACAACCACGCCATTAGCGCCATCTGTAACAGAGCCAATTAACGTAGCTTGTAAGGAGGTAGAGCCTGCGGCACGGAACTTCAAGCGAACTGTAGCCCCTGTGATGTTAATTGCTAACCCAGTCGTTGAGTCAGTAAGAGTCGTCACCAAATTAGGGCGAGTGTCCCCTTGGACAAGTTTAATTTTTTCAGCCATGGTTTGGAGCTCCAGATGTACTTGGGGCAATAGAAGTTGTACCTCTTAGCTCAGTGCTAAGCGCCGTTGTGTAGAGCGCGTAATGGGCTTGGGCGCGAGTTGCATTGGCTGCGGACTCCGCGTCTTTGCTAAACGCACGAAACAAAATGTAGTCCGCAAGCGCATTAGCAAAAACATCAGCAACACTTATATTACCACTCACGGCTGTGTAAAGGGTATTGTCGGCAGGCTCAGCAATGTCAGTTGGATACGCNGAGTAGACGGTCGACAGTTGAGCCAGTGTTGTAGCGGGCGGATACACATAAAAGACCCTAGGGTCAATCGGATCGTACATGTAGTTTGAAATGTTAACGCTAGAGGTTGCAACGTGCCACGAAGGGCTTATTGAATCCAACATCTGGCGATTAACTTTACGAACAACCTGTTTGCTACTTGTTGCTGCAACATTGCGCACAATGTCTATGAGCTTAGATGCCGCCGCAGGCAGGGTTTGTCTTGTACCTGCTACACAAGTAAGCGTAGCGGTTGTAGCCGTAGCATCTGGGCGGTAAACAGTAATATCCCGTTGGCCATCATTGAGGTAACGTACAAGCTCGTTTGTTGCCCAGCGAACAGCGGACGCATCTTGCAAAGTTCCTACGACCCGAAGTAAAACTGATTGTGCGGAAGTAGTCATTTA